CTTGGCGACTCTGAGTTTAACGATTTGATTGAATTCCCGGGTTGCATTTATCTTACTAATATGTCAAACATGATGCAAGGAATCCTGCATTTCACCTCAAGTTTGCTTCATGCTAGTCTTTGCATGTGGAGCCGAACAGCTCTGATGAAGAAGTATGAACACTTTGAAAGAAGCAAGATGTTTGACAAGGATCCCAGTCGTTTGGAAATAGATATGAAGTGTTCCTCTGACGATTCCTCTGCAATTAGAACAATCATATACAAGGGAAATTACAACATCAGAATGCATACCTTTCTGATTGCGTGCTCTTTCTTCATGCAGGAAATGTATAAGTTTGCAATGATTAGATTGTCCATTCCTAAGAGCACAATGGCTGCTTTCTCTCAAGTTGAGGAGTTTAACTCGGTCTGGTTCACACAAAACTCAATGTTGGTGCCTCTAGTGAAATTTGTCTACGCTAACACAAGGAACCTTGTCACAACAAAGATGGAAGATAGACAACTAGTCTTTTCTAACATGAGGAGACAGTGTGCAGAATCAGGTGGAAGTGGGTTTCTTAATGATGTTATGCAGAACGTTCAACTAATCACTCATTACAAGAATCTGGGTCTAACCTGTCATCCGCTGTACAGCAAGTGGAAAGATCTTCTTCTAAAGAAACCCCATCCTGCTTTTGGCTTCTTTCTTCTAGAACCTTCTCGATTGTCTGGAACCTTTGGATACTCTCTGCCTCATTACCTTCTTGTTAAGTACTCTAAAGCAGCAAGTGCAATTGAAAAGATTCTAATTGAGAGAGAGGGCACCGAAGTCAATGAGCTTGGAAGACAGACCATCACGTTCAGACTGAACACAGGAAAAAGGCTGAAATACAGAAACTTCCTGAAGAATCTGAGAGTTCCTCATGACTACAAGGATATCATTAAGAAGGATCCAGATGTTCTATATCGTAAGGCGTACAACGCAGATGAGGCTCTGCTGTTTTTGTATATCAAGTCACTCAATCCATCTTCAGCTGAAGCTTTCGACTTTAGAAGTGGGTCAAAACAACACACACCTGTTGCTCATGTTCATCATGCTATGACTGTGTCTGTTAAAACACAAAAGAAAGAGGAATCAGAGACAATCAAAACATCTCTATACGGCTACATCAAGAAATTTCAACTGGGAGAACCAATGTCCAGAAAGATGGTTGAGTCAATTCACACTGAGCATGAATTGTACGACTACCTGGATGAGTTACATGGGAGCTTGAAGCCAAGCTTCTTTATTGGAGCAGGGGTAGAAAGGCCTCACAAACTGATAACTTTCCTCTTCAGCAGGTCAACCTCAATGTGTTCTCTTAGACTGAGTGATGTTGCAAGATACGTGTGGTTCAAAAAGAAAATTAGAGGGGCACAACAAGAAAATATCAACTGCTGGGAGGTTTACTCGAACACATACAATTGGCTCAAACCTACTGTTGAGGAAACAGTAGAAGCTTCTCCCTTTAAAGATGAAATTGGACTCTCTGACTTCATAAAGAGCAATGATCCAAAAACATCAACAGTCAAAGTCTTGGGGCCTATAAGAAAGAATTATCCCTTCGAAATCCAAATCAGGGATGTCATGAAGATGAATTACTTCAGAGGGCAAGTGGCGGTCTACTCAGATGAGAAGATAAAACACAAATCAACAAGTGCTTCCATTGTGATTTCATCAAAGCTAACTCTCTTTAGGACCATGCCTGTTTTCGATCCTGCCTTAAGAGATAGGATCATGTTGGATATTCTGGAAAAGAGTCCCTCAATGTTGCCAAAGAAAGCAACACAAGTTTTGTCAGAATTGACGATGATGTCTGATGGGGATGCAAAGTTGGGTCTCATTCAATGGTTTGCAAAACATGGTCATCAGATCACTCATGTCAGTTTCAGGGATCTCTTAAACAGGGCCAAGAGAGGAATAATGGGATTCTACACCGAAAGGCAAACCTTTGATCCTGAGGGAAGAAGATACATGGGAAGTGGTGTTTTCAACTGCTCGGTAGATGGCAAAGTGGTTATCTTCGAGTTTACTGAAGACAGACTAATGAATGTCATAACCAAAGAGCCTGTTGCAGCCTTAACCACAAACAAGGAAGAACTGTCAGAACTCATGATGGAGATTGGCCTTAAGTCAGGTAGACCAGTCTCAATCAGAGAAGAAGATGAAGTGAAAGCTGAGTGGCACTTTGATGTTACGACCGGGATCGTTAGTCAGGTTCCCATACCAGGGAGAACAGCACCAATAACAGTCAGACAGGACATCGAACCCGTGAAAATACAGAAGTTCAATCTCAGACTCAAGAGTGGACTGCAAGGAACTGTCAGATTAATCATGGAGACTGAAGCAGAGGAAGGAAAGTGGCATTCAAACTATATAACTGTACTCTCCTATAGACCATCTGTCTACAAATTTACATCATTGGCACTAGGTGAAGAGGTTGACTATGGTAAGCCGCATCTGAACGCATGGTTAAATTACAAGTCCATTGAGGTGAACGATGGCTTATCAGTTTTGGAATTCCTCTACAGCAACTTGCACAAGGAAGGATTTGTGCCCAGAAGTGCGTATTCCTCTGGTCTCAGTTCTGAGCAGTTCAAGCAAGCTCAAGGCCTGAAATCGTGGATGAAGGACACTCTTAGATCCAAACTGGATTTCAGTTATAGAAGATCTGATCTAATCTTGTGGTCAGAGAAACAGCCTGATGTGAATGATGACAAAATCTTTGAAGATGACAGGTTTAGAAACTTTGACGATGATGGAAACCTAATCATGGATAGACTCTTAGGAGCTGCAGCTTTGGATGAAACCTGGGGTGAGGACAGTGATGATGACTTTTTAGATTTCTTGGAAGCAGAGAAGAAGAATTGGGACCAAAGGGCTGATGAGATCATTAGTGCAATGGTTGAGATCAAGGATGATGCAGCGTTGGACCAACTGGTGGAGGCTGCTCATTCCAACAGAGACATTTCTCCACCAGACAGAGTAAGTTACCAAATAGAGTACATACATCCATTTTGGGACTTAATGATTAGAGAAATTAAGAATCACCATGGCTTGTATGAGTCAGTTGTTACAAAAACAATGCCTGAGCCTAAGGACAAGCCAAGCCAGACAGAAAGATTGATTCTATGGTTGTTGGATGGAGATGAAGATTTCAAAGAATTTTCCCGCGAGGAGAAGAAAGAAGTAAAAATTAGAGAACTCAAGGTGGATGAAGTGCTATAGAGCTTGAAAGTGAGACTGTGTTTGTTTGGCATTGGTATTTGATTACGAAAATCATCGTTACAATTCCC